CCGTGTCTTAATAATGTTATTATTTTCCATTGTCGTTTTCGACAAAGATAACTAAATAAATTCATATATTGAGTATGTTATATATTGACAATTCCTAAATAAACGCAACTCCACTAAAATCAACGGATATGAACAACGAAATATTGACGAAAGACAGCGAAATAATTAAGACTTTTTTCAAGTCATCGGAACGGATGCTTGATGACATCGACCTATTGGTAGAGAACAGCAAGCCACACCTCAATGGAGAAAGGTTTTTGACCGACAAAGAAGTTTCTGAAAAGCTAAAAATAAGTCGTCGGACTTTGCAAGACTACAGAACTCATGATAGAATTGCCTATATACAACTGGGTGGAAAAATACTCTATAAGGAGTCAGACATTGAAAAGATGTTAGAAAGTAGGTATCAAAAATCAATTGAATAGTTGTCATCAATCGGCTGATGATTATGGGGAATGTAATCTGAACTCTGTCTGATCATTTTTACTTTGGTAGCTCAAATCTACAAATCTCATCTTTTCTCAACCCTTAAATGCTTTTTTGATAGATTCTGGGGTTTGTCAAGGGCGGCGGAGGAACGGAGCCGTTTATATACCCTTGACAGAAGTCAGGATCTGTCTATCTTTGCGTTTAAGGTTGAAAAAAGGATACTGCAGACTATCGCTGGTCCCTTATAATTCTGTTTTCATCCTGTCCCCAAATTTAATACTTAATTGCTGAACAGTCAACCCCCAGTTTTGAACAGGCATTGTCCATTTTTTTGAGATGTTTTCAACAGCAAGGTAAATCAGTTTCATCAGTACCATATCATTGGGAAAAGCCCCCTTAGTTTTGGTAACTTTTCGTACCTGACGATGGAATCCTTCCACAGTATTAGTGGTATAAATAATCTTTCTTACATACTCATCATATTGAAAATAAGTAGATAGCCGATCCCAGTTGTTGTTCCAGGATTTGATTACGACAGGATATTTTTTGCCCCAGATTTCTTCGAGCTTTATTAGTCCGTCTTCTGCCTGACTCTTATTTGCAGCCTGGTAAACGATTTTGAGGTCTTTCATAAAGGCTTTTTGATCTTTTGAAGCGACATATTTCAATGAGTTTCGGATCTGATGGATGACACAGGATTGAACTTCTGCCTGGGGAAAAACGCTTAATATTGCCTCGGAAAATCCTGTTAGGTTATCAGTACAGGCAATCAATATATCTTTGACTCCACGGCTTTTAATATCGGTCAGAACGGAGAGCCAGAAATTAGCACCTTCGCTCTCAGAAATATACATACCAATCAAATCCTTACGCCCTTCCACATTCAAAGCCAGAATGTTGTAGACTGCTCTGGAAACAACCTTTCCACCGTCACGAACTTTATAGTGCATCGCATCAAGCCAGACAATGGGATAGACAGCTTCAAGTGGGCGGTTCTGCCACTCTTTAACCATAGGAATAACACGGTCGGTGATCTCTGACAATGTATCATGTGATATATCAATATCATACATCTCCTTAATATGCGATGAAATATCCCGAAAGCTCATTCCAAGACCATATAATCCTATGATTTTGGGAGCCAGATTATCCGCAAGGACGGTTTCCCTTTTCTTGACGATTTGTGGTTCAAAATTGCTTTGTCTGTCCTGAGGAGTGGAAATGGTGACCATTCCATCACTGGTCTTTAATGTTTTGGTTCCCTTGTTATTGCGTTTATTGCCCTGGCTTCGTTCCTGCTCATTAAGATGGGAGGCCATTTCACCATCAAGGGCACTCTCTAAAAATTGCTTGAGTAAAGGGGCAAAAACACCATCTTTGCCCGTTAAAGATTGACCGCTCATCAACTGTTGAAGAGCTTTGTCTCGCATCGTCTTAAATTCTTCTGATTCCATAACTCTTGTTGTCTAAAGTTCAATAATAATAAAATTTTGCTTTAGACAGAGTTCATTTTACAGTCTCAAAATCAATTGAATAGTTGTCATCAATCGGCTGATGATTATGCGGTAATGGCAGAGGCTTTTAAAAGCTTTTGCCATTACCGCATCTGGTATTCATTGGCAAGGGTTACCATCGGTATAATTTCTTGCCAGTCATTCATTCAATCGAAAATATACTGAGCAATTGTTGGTAAGTTCTGAAATAACTTTTAGCCTGGTATACTTTTCGGTTGAAATAAACAAACACTTCTGGCCTGAAGATAGCCCTTAAATTGGCATCAACAGTTGAAATAACTACCCCAAATAGGTCTGCAATTTCGTGTCGTGTAATCCAAACAGTTCCATTTACAGGATTTATGTACACCCCGCTTTCGATTATTGAGATTGTTCCTCTTCTTTTCATGGTTTTTTATTTTTGTTGATTTGTTTTGCTTGTTGTTATTCCCTATTTCGTTTGAAATTCTGATTGAGCTTAATGCCTACGGGCATAGTCTTATCCTCAAAGACAGTATATTTAGCGGTAATACGTTCTGAAAGCAACTTCATATCTTCGTTTACCTTTTTGTTGGTAATCTTGGCATAGATTTGTGTTGTGGCTATTGAACGATGTCCCATCATTCGGCTCACGGTTTCAATAGGTACACCCTGCGACAGGGTAATATGCGTCCCGAAATTATGCCTTGCCATGTGAAAGGTAATATGCTCGATACCGCACAAAACGGCTATTTTCTCCAGGTTTCTACAGATACAAACAAGTGATATCATGTTAAACACCTTATCGCTCTTACGATCGTTTTGGTATTTATCGATAATTTGTTTGGGTATATTGAGCAGACGGATATTACATTCACTTTTCGTCTTTTGCCGTTTGATACTAATCCACAAGCTACCGTCTATCTGCGTTGTCAGATGTCGCTCAGAAAGGTTACGTATATCCGAATATGCCAAGCCCGTGAAACAGCAGAAAACGAACATATCCCGTGTATGGCAAACCTTCCTGGATTCTATATGAACCTTCATGATTTTATCTATTTCTTCCGATTTCAGATGTCTGCATAGTTTTTCTGGCTGCTCTGCTATATAGTTTACAAACGGGTCACCTTTGAGTATTCCCTGATGAACTGCTCTGCGGATCATCTTTTTTAATATTATCAAATGCCCCAATATCGTGTTTTGCTTCATCTGCCTGTCAACACGCAAATAGTAGTCGTAGGCATCAATAAAATTCAGGTTGAGCTTGTCAAGGGCAATATCTTCCATACCGTATTTCTGACTTATGAAATTGAACAGGTGGCGGTAGGAACGTAAGTAAAAGGAGTACGTATCTTCCACCCTATTTACACCAACCCTTAGCTTGAACTCTTGGTTATGTTCTTCAAAGAGCTTTAGCAACATATCTTGTTTTCGTCCGATACCATATAAAGCATTTTTGACTAGTTCGGCGGTTACATAGCCTTGCCTGTCTACCATCTCGGTATAAAACTTATTTATCTCTTGGGTAAGGCGATCGATGACTCGGTTTACCAAAATGGATTGGCTGCTTTTGCCTATGGCTCTGCCTGTCTTTGTATCCCAAAGAGTAGAATCCACATTTGCTTTGGTACTGAATTGAGCTACTTTTGTGTCTATGGTTATCCTACCCATAACGGGACATAAACCGTTTTGCTTAACCTTGTCTCGATTCACGTAAAACAAAACAGTAAAGGTGCTACGCCGTTTCTTGTTGGGGTTATGATTACTGTTACTGTTGTTCTTATCGTTATTGGTATTCATTTTGATATTGTTCATTTTGATATTGTTCTTGTTATTATCACTATCCTGTTTCATGGCTTTTGTTTATTTGTCGTCTTCATATTGCGTGTTATTTCATTTTGTATGTTATTTTATTTTGCTAATTGATACTTGTTTCCTATTCGGGTTTCGAGGGCTTTCATATCCTCGTTGATTTTGTCGTTGGTTATCTTTGCATAAATCTGTGTGGAGCGTAAATCCCGATGTCCCAACATACGGCTAACGCTCTCAATGGGTACTCCTTGTGAGAGTGTAATCTCACTGGCATAGGTATGACGTCCCATATGGAAAATCAACCGTTTATCTATTCCACAAAGTTTTGCAATCTTCTTTAAGTTGATATTCAAACGTCCGCAGCTCAACATCAAAAGGAGCTTATCATCTTTAGTGAGTTCTTTATACTTCTCAATAATTTGCAAGGGGAGTTCCAGTAAGGGGATATGACATGGTGTTCCCGTCTTTTGACGGCTGGTGGTTATCCATAAGACACCATCATCGGCTCTAACAAGGTTCTTTTGGGTCAGGTTACACATATCCCGAAAGGCTAAGCCTGTGAAACAGGAGAACAGAAACATATCCCGGGTAAGGTATCGGTTAGGATGATCCAGCGGAGTGGTCATAATCTTATCCAACTCAGCACGGGTAAGGTATTTTTGTTCCGCTTTGGGTCGTTCGGGGGTATAACCATCGAATGGGTCACGGGTAATAATGCCTTCATGGATAGCAAGTTTTATCATCCTGCGCATAGTGCGGGTGATACCCAAAATGGTGTTGGGTTTACGTTGTAATTCAACACGCAAATAGAAGTCGTAGGATGTAATGAATGAGAAATCCAATGAGCTAAATGGAATATCAGACAGGTTGTACTTTTTGCGGAGGAATTTAATCAGATGCTTGAGTGAAATATCATATTGTTGGTAGGTGCTCAACTCCCGATTAATACCAATACGTTTCTTAAACTCCTGATTATGTCGCATAAAATACCTGACCAATGTTTCCTGTTCTGTGGCAATACCCTGAAAAGTATTTTTCACTTGCTCAGCCGTGACCTGCCCTTTGTTCTCCAGGATTTCCTTGTGATGGGCATTGATAGATACGTTAATTTTGTCTAAGGTTCGGTTTAGCTCTGTGGCTAGTCTGCTTTTCCCATTTGCTCGTCCCGAAGGAGTATCCCACAGGGATAAGGGTACATTCATCTTGGCACTGAACTGCACCATCGTTTTGCCCACAGTGATTCGTCCCATTACAGGACACATTCCATCTTCTTTTGCTTCGTTCTTTTTGAGGTAGAACAGAACCTTTAATGCATGTTTCATAACTCTTTTTTTAGTGATTTTAAATTACCAATTATAGAGTTATTTGACGGCGCGCAAAACACAGTAGTTCAGCGCATAACAATCACCTTTTGACAGCATTTTCTACTTTTATTTCCAAAGCTCGAAAATCTCCGGTTTTTGGTGGCGAAAGTAGTTGTCTTGTGTGCAGATAAGCTGTTCTTTTTTTTCTTTATCCGAACCAAAATGGGTAATGGATAAGTAACGGAACTCTCGCTTATCTTCGCTATAATCTGCTTTTTCAGCATGCAGCAATTTAAAGCGTTTTTGTGCTTATTACTCCAATCAATCAACATATTACATCGTTTATCCCGTTATTGCTTTTGAGATATATCCTTTTGCCACTACCGTTGCTTTAGGGAACGACGTGCCGATGGAAAGCATACAAAGTATGCTTGGCCATGCCGATATAAAAACAACGCAGATATATGCCCATGTAATCGACCGCAAGTTGAGCCGCGATATGGATAAAATGGCGAAAGCTGTGAATAACCATAATCCCGAAGGAAATATGGCAGCAATCAAATCCCGCATGGCTGAAAATACTGACAACGAAAAAGAAGATGTTTTGG